CCGAGGGTCAAACAAACAGCATAACTCTTGGAAGCGGAAATATTACATTTGAAGGGTCAACTGCTGATGCAAATGAAACAATACTTACAGCAGCTGATGCATCTGGTGGAGATAAGACTCTTACATTACCAAATGAAACAGGAACTATATTATCAACTGCGTCCTCAATTGCTAACAGTAATCTAGCTAATTCTTCATTAACAGTTGGGAGTACTTCTATATCTTTAGGAGGTACAGCAACTACGATAGCTGGATTATCATCTTTAACTTCTACAACACTGGTTGGAACTACTTTAATATCTGGTTCTGCTGATGCTGCTAATTCAATAAAACTTGTAAGTGGAACTTTAGTTTTTGAAGGTTCTACTGCAAATGATTTTGAAACAACTATATCTGTTACAGATCCCACGGCTGATAGAACAATTACTTTTCCTGATGCAGCAGGAACTGTTGTATTATTAGGATCACTTAGTGTTGCTGGAGGTTCTGGATTAACCTATAACTCAGGAACAGGTCAATTTGGAACTAGTTCTATACCTAATTCTCAATTAGCTAATAGCACAGTAACTATAGGATCTACAGCCATATCTTTAGGTTCTAGTGCTACGACAATAACTGGATTATCGTCTGTTACTTCAAGTGCTTTAGTAACTGATGATAGTGGATTCAGGGTAAGAGATAATTCTGACAACACAAAACAATTAGCTTTTGAATGTTCAGGAATTTCAGGTAGCACAACTAGAACCATGACTGTCCCAGACAGTGATGGGACAATAAGTACAGAAAGTTTTGCTACCGCAATAGCAGTAGCGTTAGGATAGTATTATGGCAACCCAAGTTCAATTTAGAAGAGGAACAACAGCTGAGCACTCAGGATTCAAAGGTGCAGATGGTGAAGTAACTGTAGATACTTCATTAAAAACTGTTGTTATCCATGATGCAATAACAAACGGTGGATTTCCATTATTAAGACAAGATGGATCTAACTCTCAACTAGAAAGGGGAGCTTTAACGTCTTGTGCTCTTAAATTTTCGGGTGATCCTAATACTGGTTTAATATCACCAGCTGCAGATGAACTAAGCTTAGTTACTGGTGGGTCTAGTCGTCTTACAATAGATTCTAATGGAGCTGCTACCTTTACAGGGAATGTCCAAGTAAATGGATCATTATCAGTAACAGGTGGATTCGATTCCGGAGAAAACTTAGCATTAATTATTGCTTTAGGATAATATGGCAAACACCTTCAAAATCGATACAAAATCAAGTTGTGTAACAGACGCACATACCAGTTCTAATGCAAATGTCTTATCAGCCGGAGGCTCTGCTACATTAGTTCTTTTAAGTATTCTTGTTTCTAATAAAACCGGAGCTAGTGCAGATGTTGATGTTTTCTTAGTAACTAATACAGGAGATGATGTTTTTCTAATTAGAAATGCTCCTATACCTGCAGGATCTTCTTTAGAAATAATAAGTGGATCAAAGATAATTATGGAATCTAGTGATGTTTTACGAGTTAGAACTGACACAGCAAGTGCAATTGATGTTGCAGTAAGTTATTTAGAGCAGACATAAAATGGCCTTAACAGAAAATAATGATCTTGTAAATTTATCTGTTAATTTTCAAAATCTCAAAGCTAAAGTTGAGGCAATTGAAATAATTATTTATGGAGAAAAAGTTTTAGAACTTGACGATTCCTCTTGGGAAAATATTCGAAAAAAAAGAGATTATATTTTAAAATCTACGGATTGGACTGTAATTCCAGGGTGTAGTGTTGATCAAGCTCAGTGGTCAGCATATAGACAGAATTTGAGAGATATTCCACAGACTTATACACAAATTAAAGATGTTTTATGGCCGAATCAGCCATCCACTTCCGGACCTAATTCTTAGAAATTCTTCATATTTACTGAGCTTAAAATAAACAGAGATACTAAGAAGATTCTCGGTTAAACTGCTATGCCATATATTGGAAATAATATTCGATCTGCTGATGATTACAGGTTAATTGATGATATCAGTAGTAGCTTTAATGGAAGCACTACAACTTTCGCTTTACTGACAGCTGGTGCAGCTCCATTACCTTTTCCAAAATCTCCACAACAATGCCTAATATCAGTTAATGGAGTTATTCAGGAACCAGATCCTACAGGTAGTTCAGGATTTAATTTAGTTGGAACAAATATAGTTTTTAGTTCTGCCCCAACAGGTGGTCATTCTTTTTTTGGAATAATATATGCAACTGCTGATTATCTAAATGCAGGTGGCACATTCCCTGCAGGGTCTACAGGTTCTCCCTCTATTACCTTCACCACGGACACCGACACTGGAATTTATAGAAGAGGTTCTGGTGATATTGGCTTTGTTTCCAATTCTACAGAAATAGTAAATATAGATGGTGATGGTTTAACAGTTACTAGTAAAGACGCAACTATAAACTCAATCACTGTTGGTAAAGGAGCAAACTCTGTTGCTGGTAACACTGTTCTTGGAGAAAGTGCTTTAGATGCTTCTGTTTCTGGTGGAAACAATACTGCGATTGGTAAAAATGCTCTTACATCACTTACTTCTGGTCAAAATAATATAGCTGTTGGTAAAGGTTGCGGTGAAGATATGACTTCAGGACAAAATAATGTTCTAGTTGGTTCTGATACTGGAAGGGATATAACTACAGGTTTGAGAAATACTTATTTAGGCTTTTCAGCAGGTTTTTCTCATACAACAGCAAATGATAATGTTGGAATTGGATCTAATGCACTCGAACAAAACACGTCTGGTGCATCTAACGTAGCCATAGGAGCTTTTGCCTTAGATGCCAATACTACTGCAGGTTTTAATACTGCTGTAGGTGATAAAGCATTAGGAGCAAATACGATTGGAGATAGAAATGTTGCTCTTGGTGCAAATGCTTTACTTAATAATACAACCGCAAGTAGTAATACTGGTCTTGGTAGGTCGGCTCTTGCAAGTAATACTACAGGTGCTAGTAACACTGCTGTTGGTGATGATGCTTTAGGTGCAAACACAACTGGAGCAAATAACGTAGCTGTTGGAGCAAATGCTTTACAAGCAAATACAACAGCAAGTTATAACACTGCTGTAGGTGATCAAGCCTTAAAAGTAAATACAACAGGAATAAACAACACCGCAGTAGGTAATGGTTGTTTAGATGCTAATACTACGGCAAATAATAATACTGCTATTGGTTATATAGCTTTATCTACAAACACAACTGGGGCACAGAACACTGGTCTTGGTGCATATGCCCTAAATGCAAACAGTACAGCATCCAACTGCACAGGGGTTGGTTATGCTTCTCTTTATAACAATACTTCTGGAGGCAATAATGCTGCTTTAGGTCATTATTCTTTAATTTCAAACACTACTGGATATAGCAACACTGCTGTTGGTGAAAACTCATTAGCAGCAAACACAACTGGTGCAGGTAATGTTTGTGTAGGTAAAAATGCTGGTTCAGCAGTAACTACAGGAAGCAACTTGGTGCTTTTAGGAATGGACTCTGGAACTTCAGGTTCTCCTGGCGGACTGCTACAGAGTAGTGTTGACTATATTATTTTAGGGAATAATTCTCATACTTATCTTGCTGCAAAAATTTCATTAAGTGTTACTTCTGACGAAAGAGATAAATCAGATATTAAAGACTTTACGCCTGGATTATCGTGGATTAATAAATTAAGACCTGTGACATATTATTGGGATCAAAGATCAGATTACAGTGATGATTTAAGTGTTGTTCCTAATGGGACTCATAAGAAGACTAAATTAAATATTGGTTTAATTGCACAAGAGGAACTTGAAGTCGAGAAAGAACATGGTTTTGGTAATAATAGAGATGATATGTTGATCACAGATTTATCAGAGGATGGTAATAGTTTCTCAATGAAATATGAAAGGCTTGTACCAGTACTTGTAAATGCAATAAAAGAGTTATCAGCAAAAGTCACAGCCCTCGAAGCAGGGTAAACTGTAAACAAAACATTTCTAATTATGGAAGAAAGAACCGCAGATGAAATCGCAGCAATCTTCTCTGCTGCTGGTGATAGCGTAACTGTCATTAATACCGCCAAGACATCAGATGAAACTGACGATAAATACAAGGACAAGATCAAGCGTAATGTCGAGCATCTTGAAATTATCAAGGCTTATAAAAAACTTGATGGAACGACTTCTATTTGGACAAGTGAAGATTTCACAGCGATTGACGCTGCTATTGTTACAGGTAAAAAAGTTTACGAATGATTATGGATTTACAGGAAAAATTAAAACAATTAAAACTGGAACGTGACCAGTTAAGCATTGCGTATCATGAAATTACTGGTGCAATGAAGATTTTGGAACAGCAGATTGCGGAGCAAAACTCATCCGAAGCATCGCAGCCATCAGATACAGCGGCATCAACCCAACCAAAAGAAGTAGCGTCATAAATGTAAGTGGTGCTACCATTTTATTAATTACTTCTTTCCACATAATGCTTACGCGTATAACTCAGGTTGCTTCTATCCTCTCACTATTGTTGTCAACGTCAATGCTTGGAGGTGGATATTTTGCATATAGATATTTTTCTTCAGAACAATTTAAATCAAAAGTAATGAATGAGGTAATGAAAGAGGTGCAAACTATATTACCTGGGCAGATTAATAAAAAATTACCATCTATAACAGGTAAATCTTTACCTTTATAGTGGAAATACCAGAAATAAATATTCCAGACATACAAATACCTGATGTATATATCCCGCAAGTATCGTTACCAGGATATGAACCTTTAAATGTAGAAACTATAGGTTGTAGATATTTTCATAGAGATGTTAAAAATACTGGTAATAGAAATTTATTGATAGACGATCCAAACGGAGTTGTAAGTAACTGTCCATATCCATCTTTTATTCCTATGAACTATCAGGCAGATCAACTGATAATTGTCGAAGAAGCTGCTGTCGTAAATGACGAACCCGCAAAATTACCAGAAGGTAAACCACCTCAAGCTGAGATACCAAAAGATAAAAAAGATGAACCTATAGTTCCTCCATGTCCTGATAAGAATGATCGCAGAATTGGTGAATATACTTCAGAAGCACGCACTGAAAGGATAAAATCATATAAAAGAGGTTCTGATGGCATTGAATGTATCGCGGAATACGAACAAGTCACATTCGTTGATTCCTTTCTTCCTTCTCCTAGTGCTGCTCTTAACGTGGCTGCCATTAGCCTTATCGCTGCTAGTTCACCAGCGATTTTAGGGTTAATAAAAAGTGCAACGAAAACAATCTTTAAAAAATTATTAGCTAAAAGCAAAAAAAAAAAATAATCTTATATAATATTAATGTTATTGGTAACAAGAAGTAGGCTTGGTTTTTCTAGTGAACCTTGCCTACTTTTTATTTATTCTATGGGTATGTGGTATAACTTGATTTGGTGGTACTGTTACTTTTATCCCTTCACAAATCTCTGCGTATTTTCCAACGAACTGTACTCCTAACTTAGCCTGTT